CCTGGTTGAGTGGACCCGTCTTCTCTTCAAAAACAGGAAACCTACCGTTGTAGATCCGATTTTAAATCGGCGTCCGTAACGTACAGAGTGTATCTGACGTTACTACGGTCTCAGGAAGAAAATAAACTTCCTGAGGTAGGTCGAGGATTTTTACTTCCCCGACACACCAATCGATGAGCTTCTCAACGATTGATTCGAAGTCACCCTCCTGTGCGGGTTCAACTTCGTTGCGACACTGCTGTAAGTTCTCCAGCAGTCTCGACTCCCTCTTGTTCCAAGGCAAAACGTCATACGCTTTATCCTTGTACGGATCTTCGCCGTGACGGCGTGAGACCTCCGGAGCTAACATGTTCCGGAACAAGTAAGGACGGTCGATGATGTTAATCGCATCATCGACTGTGGTCAATCCATGGCGTTTCGCCAGGGTGACCTTGTCGCTGAACCTCATATGGGCCCAGTCGACATCTGGTACCCCAGTTAATAACTGGAGACCAGAGTCATCAACACCGAGTGTTAACTCGGCGTTGGACAGTACTTCCTTCACCTGTTCTTGGACAGCGTCAGAGGAAACCCCCCTAGCTCGAGCGTTGGTCGCGAAGTTCGCGAGACAACGCCTCACTAGAAGGTTGGCAGTCCCGTCAAAGACATCTTTGATTGACTGTAGATGTATCCAGGGAGTCTCCTCCCTGAATATCTTCCGCAATTCGGTCTTTGACCGATGGAAAGACGGTGATCCGATACCTCCCAGTTTTACTGGTAGGTACCGGGTTGACAAGAGGGTGGGAAGGAAACCTTCCATCCTCTGCTCGAAGCGTGCTGAAGCCATGGGAACCATGGCTTCGAAGCCGCCGCCGAGCCACGACAGCATGCCTTGCATCTGTCTCGCCTTGCCAATGGCAGGGTTTGGCTCATCTTTCCCCTCGCACTCTTTCGAGCAAGGGGAAAACAACCTTATCTTCATAGCATCTATGTGAGGTTGTCTTAAGTATGGGCGGAGATGTAAGGGGGTCTCGACCCCCCAGATCTCGTCTTTACTTAGACCTACTGTGAAGAGCATCTCTTCACAGTAGAATGCACCTACAGAACTAAGGAAGTTCTGGCTCCACGATACGGACATTCCGTTTAAACCGTGGTTCGTCGTGATACGACGAAGGTACTTTAATGGTCCTTGGGCGACGTGATCGTCACCCGAGCAAGCAAAGTGCCGCCACCGTCTGGCGGTGGCACCTTTTGCTGTCCTCAGTTTCGAGAGAAACTCTGAATCTGTAGACCCGAGCATACCAAACTCGGAACGGAAATAGGCCTCCCACTCCGCACAAAGGTTGTGTAGAGTTAAGACCAGTTTCGCGCCCGGATCACCCATAAGGATGCCCCGGGCCGTGAGCATATCGGAGAAATCCTCCAATGATGTCTCATAACGTCTTCTTGAGCAAAGAAGCTTTGCCGACGTAAGGAGATAGTCCGATGTTTCATCGCACCCCTCCATGTAACCTTCTAGCATCGCACTAGAATACTCGTGAGTACAGAAATCTGTAGCACGCGTAAGATCACTACTTAAAAAGTAAGTGAGCTGGTTTGTGACCGGTCCTGCGCTACGCAGCCGTTTCACCCATTCATACAGTTGCCACCCGCGGGTCAGACCCGCGGTAACTGATGGATGGAGTTTAGCCATACCTAAGAGGTGGTGGCTAAACGGTTGGAGGAAGATTGTCAACCAATCTTCCCCCACCGTGACGACACGGGACTTAGCTCCCGGTTCGCCAATTGCACTACTCTTGATTGAGGGCGCAATCGTACCCATTTGCAATGGATGCTCGGCATTCTTGTAAGGTAGGCCCTGCAAACAATGATTTGCTTGTCCTTCCTCTATGGACCACTGAAGTAACTGGTAGCCAGTTACTGCATCGAGTCCGTACAAGGGGTCCTCGAGTTTGAAATTTTCAAAGTCGAGTTCCATGGCTTCGGAGGATTCTCCGTATTCATGGTGTGGCGAGTGGACGGGCGCCGCCCGACACATCGTCTGCCACCGTGGCCTACCTCTTACCAAGAGGTAGGGCAACCCGAACCAGGTCTCCTCTGAGGAGTCCTGGTCCGGAACGAAATTGCACCAGGTCCGGAATTTTACCGCGACCTCTGCAGCCCTTCCCCCTTCCTTCACGCTCGAGTCAATCGAGGCGGATGAAGTTAGGGAAAGGTGCCCTAAACTTTTGAAGTTTTTGGGTTTCAACTCTTTAACAGACTGTCCGACGCGGACGGAAAGAAGACGAAGAATCTCCTTCCTCTCATCTGTTATAACCGGTACAGAAGCTAAAGTCTCTGCGTGCAAACGCAGGGACGCTTCCCGGTTCTTTTTCGTGGCAGCAGGAAAATTCCTGCTGGTCACAAGATGCATAAGCCTTGTTGACTGGGCTTTTGACACCACCCCGTTGTCCCAGACTGCAAGCAGCCAGGGACAGAGTTCCTCCCAAATGGGGGGCAGCTCCGTGAGATTTGATCTCTCGTCGCCAAATCCCGGGAAATCATCCGGGATTTCGGGAGCTGAAGTCAAAGACTTCAGCGCCTTCCAGCGCAACAATACAGAAAATTTCTTCCATTGTTTGCAGACCTTGTCACTGTTGTTTGTGGCAAGGCCGTACGCCCACCTCATCAGTTTGATGTAGGCCGGCTTCTCCCGGAGTTGTCTGACAACTTCGGGAGTACTCATAATAAGGTTATCGTTGATCGCCTCTATGATATTACTCAATCTCTTCAGAGATTGATAGTTCATCTTACAGATTTTATCTGTGACGGACTGTGGGAGATAAGGAAGCACCTTCCTTACTCGTACATTACGCGAATGGTAAAGTTCATCTTTACCAAACCGACCTAATAACACAACCAAAGGTTTTGCTATATGGATGTCTAAACTGCGGGCCAAGCCCAGCAGATTAGAGGTGGGGTCCAAGGACCCCGGAATCTGAGATTTTGTCTCCTTCA